GGGGAGGGCGAGACCGACCCCCTGCCGCCGTTCCGTACCCCGCGCGGCCGCATCGAGCCGAACAGGCTCGCGCGCATCATCCTGAGCCGCAACCACGCCAGGCACATCGACGGCGCCCTCGCCGTCTGGGACATCGAGCGGAAGAGATGGAGGTTCGGCCGCGAGGCCGTAGAGGCGATCGCCATCGGCTACGCCGACGACATCCGCATCAACGAGCGCAACGAGGTATACGGCTACCTCCGCGCGAAGGCGCCGCACGTCACGAGCGACAGCGAGCGCTTCGACCGCGGGTGGTACGTCCAGTTCTCGAACTGCACCTACGACGTCGTCGCGGGCGTCGAGGTCGACCCGGTCTTCACCATGCTCATCACCGCGACCGTCCCCGTGGAGCTGGACCTGGACGCGCCCTACGGCGACGCGGACCGGTTCCTCGAATCGCTCGCAGGCGGCGACGAGGACACCGAGCAGGTGCTCAAGGAGATCATCGGCGCGTGCATGTGCTGCCGCCGCGTGGTCCCCCAGGCGCCCATGCTCATAGGCCGAGCACCCAACGGCGGCACCGCCGCAAACGGCAAGTCGACCTTCATCAACGTCCTGCGCACGCTGCTCGGATCCGAGAACGTCTCGTCGCTCGACATCGCCACGCTCGGCCAGCGCTTCCAAGCGGGGAGGCTCGTGGGGCGGCTCGCGAACCTGGGAGACGACATCCCCGACGGCTTCCTCAAGGGCGACGAGCTTTCCCTGTTCAAGAAGCTCGTCACGGGCGACGAGATCTACACCGACGTCAAGAATAGCCAGGGGTTCGAGTTCCGCCCGAACGCCACCATGGTGTTCTCGATGAACGCCATGCCGCGCCTCGCCGACTCCACCGAGGGCGTGTTCCGAAGGCTGGCGTTCGTGCCCTTCCGCGCGCACTTCGCCCCCGGGGAGCCCGGCTTCAACCCGCACATGGCTGAGGACATGTGCCGTCCCGAGAACCTCAAGCGGCTCGCCCTTCTCGGCCTGCAGGAGCTGCCATCGCTCATAAGGCGCGGCGCCCTCACGCAGATCCCCGACATGGTGGCGGAGGTCGAGAGCATCCGCATCGACAACGACATCGTGCGCCGCTGGATGTTCGAGGAGCTCATCGACGATACCGACCTCGACGGACGCTGGGCCGACGACGTCTATAAGGATTTCAAGCGTTGGGCAGACGATGCTGGCGAGCGGTTCGCGGTCTCGCAGACCACGTTCACCAAGAAGATTCTGGCTACGCTGGCTACATTAGAGGTCTACGTGACCCGTAACCGAGACGCCCACAAGCAAGCCAGGAAGTTCAGGAAGAAGGGCTGAGCTGTGGTTTATCCGGGTTTAACACGTAGCCAGCGAAGCCATCGAATACGTCATGTTTTCGCAGGTCAAGTACTTTGCGGCTACGTGACTACGCTGGCTACGCGACCCAATTCTTCAAGAAAAAGTAGTTCGACCAATAAAAGAGAGAAAGAATACGCGCGCGCGAGCAACCGTAGCCAGGTAGCCGCGGGGCGCCGCGCGCCGCATTCAGACGGAAAGGAGCAATACGCATGATCGACGAACGTACGAGGAACGAGATCCTGGACGCCGCGGCCCATGCCGACTTCTGCCTGGCGGCCGCGACAGACGGGCGCTTCGAGGCGCGCCATGCGCTGCGCGACGCCGCGGAGGCGCTCATGGCCGAGGCGGACGACCCGTGGGAGGGGCTCGTCTCGGAAATAGCCGACTACGGAGCAGGCCGCCAGTTCAAGGGCACGACCGGGGACAGGGCGCAGGTCGCCCGCTTCGCCGAGCGCTGCAGGGAGGTGGCGCGCCATGGCAGATAAGCCGAACGACCTCGGCAGGCTCAACGAGGTGCTGTTCGCCGAGCTGGAGCACCTGAGCGAGATCGACCTGGAGAACGAGGACGCCGTGAAGCTGGAGATAAGCCGCAGCAAGGCGATCGAGGGCATCGCCAAGACGACGGTGGACAACGCGCGCACCATCCTGGAAGCCACGCGCATACGCGCCGAGTACAGCCGCGAGGTGCGCATGCCCAGGATGCTGGAGGGATGACATGCCGCGCGGAAAGCGCATAGACGAGGCGTGGCTGCGCGAGCGGTACCCGCGCATGACCGACGTGAACGAGCTGCTGGACGACTGCGAGCGCGAGTTCGGCTGGCGCCCGTCCAAGCAGGCGGTCTACGTCAAGGCCAACCGCATGGGGCTGCGCAAGGAGCCCGTGGCGGGGCGCGCCGACCGCGCCGAGCGCACGATCAGATGGTCGAAGGAGCCCGAGATGGAGGCGTGGATGCTCGAGCACGACCGCGGGCAGAGGATGGACGCCCTGCAGGCCGAATGGCGCGAGCGTTTCGGCTTCGGAATCAGCCGCGGGCAGGTGAACCAGTTCCGCGCGAGCCACGGCACCCAGCGGCGCAACGCCCACGGCGGCGGGCGCCCGCGCGTGCCCGTCGGCACAGAGCGCGAATCGAAGGACGGCTATATCGTCGTCAAGGTGCGCCCCGAGGCGTCCGTGCCCATGAGCAAGGACAACTGGGAGCTCAAGCACGTGCACGTCTACGAGCGGGCGCACGGCGCGGTGCCCGACGGCTGCGTCGTCTATTTCGCCGACGGCGACAGGCGCAACTTCGATGCGTCCAACCTCGTGGCGGTGCCGAGGCGTCTGGTCGGCATCATGAACGGCCCGGGCATGCCGCGCTGGCACGACGCCGAGTCGCTCGAGGCGTGCATCGCGCTGGCCGAGCTCAAGAGCGCGCAGGCCGGCGTCATGGCCAAGGCCGTGCGCACGTGCGCGGTGTGCGGCGCGAGGTTCACGCCCGACGCGGAGCACGTCGCGATCGGCAACACGGGCATAAGGACGTGCCCCGCATGCCTGGCGGCGGGGCGCAAGGCGAGCAGATGGACGAGGAGAGGGGAGACCAGGATGGACGACGAGACGTTGAAGCCGTGCCCATGCTGCGGCGCGCCCGCGGAGATGCGGCATAGCCGCGCGGGCGACGACTTCGTGAAGTGCACCAACCCGACGTGCGGGATGCGCACGAAGAACTGCCATGAGAACGAGGCCGGCGCGCGGCTCGTGTGGAACGCGAGGACGGGCGACGCCGAGCTGCGGGCTCTCGTGCGCGACATGCTGGACGAGCTGAGCCTGCGCGATCGGGACGGCTTCGGCTACCACGCCTCGTACTTCGAGCACAGGGCGAAGACGCTGGGGGTGGCCGAATGACCGTGACAGACGAGCTGCTACCGTGCCCGTTCTGCGGTGGCGAAGCGCATCTGGTGAGCGATTACAGCTCGGAGAAAGATCAGACGTTTTGGCAGGTCTACCACTTCTGCTCAGATGGAGCCGCGAAGGGCGAGTTCCACGGCTACAGCACAAGCGACACCACCTGCATTGAGACGGCATGGCAGACCAAGAAGGTGCGGGCAATCGACGCATGGAACAGGAGGGCACGCAATGAGTAGCGCGACCGACGAGCTGCGCCGCATGCTGGACGAGCGCGGGGTGGAGTGGGTTGACACAGGCGATGGTTCGACGCTTATACCAGCGCAAACCGCGACGAATGTTGCGTGGGATGTGAACACGTGGCCGTCTGGCAAGGACATGGGAGATTGTCTGTGGGTGCAGAATCGCCACCCGCTCACCCCAGAGCAGGCAATCGAGGCCACGCTGGGCAGGGGCGAGTGCGAGGTCGTGAAGGGCACGGGGCACGGGCCTACGGCTGGCACCAAGTCCAGCTGCTCGGAGTGCGGCGGCGTGATGAACGCGAGAGACCGCTATTGCAGGTGGTGCGGAAGGAAGGTGAGGGCATGAGCATGAGGGGGCGGGCACGGCGCCGCCCCTGCCCGCTGGGGGCGTCGCATGGGTAGGAGCATCCAGGCGTTCGTCCCCATGGCCCGCGTGCCCACGGTCACGCACAACGACCTCAAGGCCTACATCGGGCGAGACGGCCGCGCCCACATCGCTAAGTCGAGCCGACTCAAGGCCGCAGAGCTCGAGTACCTGGCCGCGCTGCGGCCGACGGCGAAAGGCATGGAGGGCCCGATCTCCGGCAGGGTGCGCGCACGCATCAGATGGTGCTTCCCAACCCTTGGGCGCCATGCCCAGGGCGAGGCGCGGGGCGTCCCCCCGGACCTCGACAACATGGAGAAGACGTTCCTCGACTGCTGCCAGCGCGCCGGCATCATAGCCGACGACGGCTGCATCGTGGCGATGGAGACGGCGAAGATGTGGCGGGACCCGAGCGGCGTGTGGTTCCGCTTCGAGGAGATCGACGGTCGATAGGAGGCGGTCGAACTTGATGCAAATGCACCAACCCAACCAAGACACAGAATCTCCACAACCTTGGCGGGCATGGTCCCATGCCGAGGAGGAGGCGATCTGGGCCCACCCCGACTGGACGTCGGCGGAGCTCGCCTCAATCCTCCCCGGCAGGACCGTCGCGGCGATCCGCAACCACAGGGCGCGCATCGGCCGCTGGCGCCCGGACGCGGTGCCGCTCTGCCAGAAATGCGGCGAGCACCCCGTGTGGACCGCGACGGCGGACGGCACGCGGTGGGGGCTGTGCCAGGCGTGCACCCTCGAGGAGCGCGAGTGGAGGGTGCGCCACGCCGGCGACTTCGAGAAGCGCGACAACGCCCTGCGCCAGGCCGCGTTCAAGGGAAGGCGCCGCAGGAAGGACCGGTAGCGTGACGCCGCGCCCACGATGTGGGCATGGACGCACCGCTCGACAACCCGAGATGGGAACGATACTGCCAGGAGCGCGCCGCGGGCAAGAGCCAGCGGCAGGCGCTCCTCTCCGCTTTTCCGCAGCGCGCGGCATGGAAGCCCGAGACGCTCGACAACGAGGCCTGCAAGCTCGAGGCAAAACCCAAGGTTCACGCTAGGCTCGAATCCCTCAAGCGCATGTCGGCGTCAAGATCGGTCGCGAGCCGAGCCGAGGTGCTCGACGGCCTGTCCCGCGCGTTCGGCAAGGCGAACAGGACGGTGGAGGGCTGGAACGGCGGCGACCTCCCGCCCGTGGCGTCGCGCACAATGGCCGCCACCGCCTCGATCTTGCTGGACGCGCTGCCGCCCGAGCGCGGCGATGACGGCTCCGAGCCTTTCACCGCGGACTACGGCCTGCTGCTCGCCGGCGTGCACCTGCCCATGCACCGCAGGGTCGCCGAGGACCTGGGCGTCGACGCCTGGATGCCCGGCGGCCGCATGAGCGGCAAGAGCTCGGCCATCTCGCTCGAGATCGCGGGCGGCATGATGGCGCATCCCGACCGCTCCGCCGTCTGCTTCCTCAAGATTGGCCGCTACATCCGCGAGGGCGTCTACGAGCAGATGCTGTGGGCGCTCGACAAGCTGGACGTCGCCGACGAGTGGGAGTGCACGGTCTCCCCTCCCCGCATGGTGCGCAAGTCCACCGGGCAGGCCATCGTGTTCCGCGGCTGCGACCGCGCGGGCAAGACCAAGGCCATCAAGGCGCCCGCGGGCACCTACTTCGCCTACCAGTGGTTCGAGGAGTGCGACCAGTTCTCCGGCATGGCCGAGATTCGCAGCCTGCGCCAATCCCTCACGCGCGGCCCCGAGGGCGCGCCGTTCTTCCGCTTCTGCTCGTACAACCCGCCGCGCTCCAAGAGCTCGTGGACCTTCGCCGAGGAGACCAGGCGCGAAGCCGCTGGCGAGCCCGTGTGGCGCTCGACCTACCTCGACATGCCGCCCGAGTGGATCCCGCAGGCGGCGCGCGACGACGCCGAGGCCCTGCGCGAGCGCGACGAGGAGAGCTACCGCCACGAGTACCTGGGGGAGCCCGTGGGCTTCGGCGCCGAGGTGTTCCCCCGCGCGGAGGTGCGCCCGATCCCCGACGAGGAGCGCCGCCGCATCGAGGTCTTCCGCTACGGCGTTGACTGGGGCTTCGCCGCCGACCCGTTCTGCTTCCTCAAGGTGGGCTACATCCCCGACACCCGCACGCTCTACATCCTGGACGAGTACAGCTGCCACGGCCGCACCAACTCCGAGACAGCCGAGGTGGTCGCGGAGATGATGGGCCAGGCGCGCATGGGCTCCGACGGCCGCATCGTGGAGGACGCGGAGCCCTTCGCCGAGGTCATGTGCGACTCGGCCGAGCCCAAGAGCATCGAGGACTTCCGCCAGGCAGGCATCCGCGCGCAGGCCGCGCCCAAGCAGGGCGCCAACAGCGTCCGCAACGGCGTGCGCTGGCTGCAGGACCGCGCCGCCATCGTGGTCGACCCGTGCTGCCCGCTCGCGGCCTCGGAGTTCGGCTCCTACCAGTACGACCTCACGCCCGACGGCGAGGTCACGGGCAGGCTCCCCGATGCGTGCAACCACGCCATCGACGCCGCACGTTACGCCTGCGCCACCCTCATCCTCGACAAGAGGATGGTCTGAGGGAGCAGGCATGAAGCAGATCACCGGCGCGCCCGCCTGGGCGGTCGAGAAGCTCAAGAAGGCGGGATACTCCCCCGCCAACGTCATGGACCCGGAGATCGCGCAGTGGTGGAGATGGTACTCCGCCACGGGTGACTTCTACGGCGCCGACGAGGCCGCGGGCCTGTCGCGCCCCAAGGCGTGCAAGCACCTCACGCTCTACCCCGCGCGCATGGCGGCTGAGGAGTACGCGGCGCTCGTCATGGACGAGAAGACCGTGATCTCGTCCGAGGACGCGGACGTCAACGCCTGGATAGGCGAGCGCATGGGCGGCTTCGTCGGCTCCGAGGCCGACAGCCTTGCCATGGCGTTCGCGCTGGGCTTCGGCGTGTGGGCCGCCAACTTCGACGGCATCGTGGGCGAGAGCACCGCAGCCGCCACGGCGTCCATCGACTTCTACGACGCCGGCCAGGCGGTGCCGCTGCTCTGCGACGGGCGCGAGTCCGTCTCGGTGGCGCTCGTCTCCCGCGTGCTCGTCGAGGGCAGGCCGTACGACCGCCTGCAGGTCCACGAGCCCGACCCCGCGACCGGGGGCACCTACCACATCCGCACCAGGCTGTTCGACGTCGGCAGGCACGAGAGGGAGGTCTTCCTCGACTCCGTCGTCGCCGACCTCGACACGCGCTCGACGCGCCCAACCTACGCCATGGTGGCGCCCGCGATCTCCAACACCTACGAGGACGCGACGCCCTGCGGCATCTCGGTCTTCGCCGACGCGGTGGATGCGATCCGCCTGCTCGACGAGACCTTCGACTCCGCTTACTGGCGCATGCGGCTCTGCCAGCCGCGCATGGTCGTGGACGAGCAGGCGCTCGCCATCGACAAGCATACGGGCGAGGTCAAGCTCTCCGAGACCATCGACCAGCGCCTCTTCAAGGGCGTCTCGGGCCCCGTGGGCGGCGACGTGCCCGTGACCGTCTTCACGCCCGACCTGCAGGCAGAGGACATGGAGCGCGCCATCAACAATGCGCTCTCGATCTTCTCCGCAAAGTGCGGGCTCGGCCCCAACTACTGGAGCTTCACGCGCGGCGGCGTCAACAAGACCGCCCGCGAGGTGATCTCCGACAACTCGCAGCTGTTCCGCAACGTCCGCCGCCATGAGAAAGCGGTGGAGGAGGCGATCGTGCGCCTGGTGGCGGGAGCGTACTCCGCCGAGACGGCGCTGCGCACAGGCTCCATGCCCGCCGATGCGCCCGTCTCCGTCACATGGGACGACTCCGTGGTGGAGGACACCGAGGCCGAGCGCGCCATGATGAAGGACGACATCGCACGCGGGCTCTGCCCTGCGTGGCTCTACCCCATGCGCTTCTACGGCATGGACGAGCCCGAGGCGCGCCACCTCGTGGGCTCGTTCGACGGGGTGCCCGAGGAGGTCTAGCCCATGGCGCGCGACCCCTGGGAGGAGCTCGCCGAGGAACTCGTGCACGGCTCCGAGGAGGAGTACGTGACCGCGCTCACCGAGCGAATGATGCAGCTGCTCGTGGATGGCTGCGAGAACCCCGACGAGTTCGCCGCCATCGCCTCGCGCTCCCGCGAGGTCGCCCTCGGCGTGTGGGCCGAGCGCTCCCGCGAGGTCACGGCCGAGACCGAGGCCGCCTTCATGGAGGCGCTCTCCGCCGAGCAGGAGGTCCTCGAGGCAACGCTGGCCGAGGCCTTCGGCGAGGTGCCGGGGCTCACTGCCCGCGGGCAGAACGAGGTGAACCAGGCCGCGCGCGGCATGTCGGAGATCCTGGGGCGGCAGAACGTGGCGCTGGCCGACAACCTGGCCGACGAGTGGTGGAGGGCAACCTCCGACGCCGTGACCCGCATCCAGCTGGGCGAGGCGCTGCAGGACGTGGTGCGCGACGGCGCCCGCAGGCTCGCCGCTGCGGGGCTCGAGACGATCGACTACAAGAGCGGCGTCCGCACCACCATCGACGCGGCCGTGCGCCGCCACGCCATCACCCAGCAGAACCAGTGCCGCAACGACATGCTCGCCCGCGACTGCCGCGCCTACGGCGTGGAGCTGGTGTTCACGAGCGCGCATTACGGGGCGCGCCCGACGCACGCGGAGTGGCAGGGCAAGCCCTACGGCCTCGACGGACCCTGCGAGGTGGACGGCGTCAAGTACCGGGGGCTCGCAGAGGCCACGGGCTACGGCACCGTGGCGGGGCTCGCGGGGGCCAACTGCCGCCACCGCATCCATCCCTACGTGCCGGGGATCACGAAGCTCCCCGACACCGACTTCGCGGCCTTCGAGGCCAGGTACCACATGAGTTCCGACGAGTACTACGAGGCCACCCAGAGGCAGCGCGCCATCGAGCGGCAGATCAGGGCAACCAAGCGCGGGATCGCGCTCGGCGAGGCCCACGGCGCCGACATGACGGAGGACCGCTACCGCCTGGGCGCCCAGCAGAAGAGGCTGCGCGAGCACTGCAGGCGGACGGGGCTGCCGCGAGACTACGCCCGCGAGCAGGCCTACGCCGCGGCGGACAAGGACGGTACGGGGATCTCGATCTTCCATCAGCCGACGGCGCTGAGCGCGGTCAGAAGGCCAAGGCCGTCAGGGGGAATTGCCGTCGGAATCGACGAGCTCGTCCCCTGCCTCAGACGCAACTCTGACGGGAAGATCCTTGCGACCACCGTTCGGGAGCTGGGATCTAAGGAGTTGAAGGGCTACAACCCCAGCAACGGATGGATGGTCAATTGGCAAAGGCTGGCGAAAACGGAGAACACCCACGTCTTCTGCATAAACGTGGAAGGCTCTGACGAAATACAGGGGTTGGTGGCGATTCAAAGACCAACAGAACCCGGGGCGTATCCGTATGGCCTCTGGGCGGTAGCAAACCCCAAGAGCCAGGGGAGCAGGGTCGGCGGCGAGAACAAAGAATACAACGGCATCGGAGGCCACCTGTTTGCAATCATGTGCGAGCAGTCTTTGGAGTGGGGCTTTGAGGGAATCGTCACAGGAATGGCGGCAGACGCCAAGCTGCTCGGATACTACGAAAGCGAGTTCGGGGCAGAAAGCGCCGGCGGCCTAAAGTTCTTTATCGGCCCCGAGCAGGCAAAAGCGCTTATCGAAACATACAATTACGAACGCAAGTAGACCGAGTCGATTTCGGATTGCGGAGCCCCGATCCGAACAAGCTGCTCGACGATTCCCTCATTTCCGGGAAGGCCGTATTTCTTCCTGAGCTTGATGATGTTCTTCACGTCGAACTGGAATCTGCCCCCGTCGACAAGCAGGACGCCGGAGATGTCGGTCGGATCGCTGGCAAATATGTCTCGCTTTGCTTTCATAAATTAATTATAACACAATTTAACTGCGGAAATGCCCTCTTATGGCATGCCGGGTCAACTTGGAGCCTACTCGCTGCAGACCGCTCCTAAGCCCCCACAACCACCAAACACACGCGCAAGGCGCTCTTAGACGAGGGCGCCTTTTCCATGCCGCCACGCGGGCTCACGGCGGCGCAGCGGGGCTTTCCAGCGTTACCCCGAGCCGACCATCCATGCTGCGGGGGAATCATCCCCCGGACAATCCCGAGAGGAGGACGCATGGATCCCATCACCGAGGGAGAGGGCACCAAGCCCCAGGACCCCGAGGGCGGCGAGGGCGCGAAGCCCCAGGACCCGAAGCAGGACCAGAAGCCCCAGGAGGGCGGCGCGGGCGAGGGCACAAGGCCCCAGGACCCCGAACCGCAGGAGGGCGCCGTCAACCGCCACCAGTACGAGCGCGACATCCAGCGCCGCGACAAGGAGATCGCGGAGCTGAAGAGGCAGCTCGAGGAGGGCGGCAAGGCCAAGAAGACCGTCGACGAGCGCATCGCCGAGCTCGAGCAGAAGATGGCCGAGCGCGACCGCGAGCTCGCGGACGAGAGGGCCAACTCGAAGCTCTCCAAGGCGGGCTGCATCGACCTCGACCTCGGGCGCGCGGCGCTCGCGGGCTTCGACGGCGACGTGGCCAAGCTCAAGGAGGCGAAGCCCTACCTCTTCGCGGATGACGACAGGACCCCGCGCTCCACGGGCGGCAAGCCCGCCGGGCGCACGCCGGACGACCAGATCGAGCACTACCGCGAGGTCGCCGGCATCAAGAAGAAGTCCAGTTAGGAGGACTGAAGCATGCCCAATTCCATCACGCTCGCCAAGGGATTCTCCACCGTTCTCGACGAGATCTACCAAGCGGAGTCCAAGACCTCCGTGCTCTCGTCCGACCAGGGCCTCGCCCGCCAGGGCGCCAACGCCAAGGAGATCATGGTCCCCAAGGTCTCCGTCGACGGCCTCGGCGACTACGGCCGCAACACCGGCTACACCCAGGGCTCCGTGACCTTCGCCTGGGAGACCAAGACCTTCGAGTACGACCGCGGCACCAAGATCCTCGTCGACGCCATGGACGTCGACGAGACCGCCGGCGCCGACGCCTTCGTCTCCGCGTGCTCCGAGCTCGAGCGCACCCAGGTCGTCCCCGAGGGCGACGCCTACACCTTCGCCAAGATCTGCGCCAAGCAGGGCATCGGCAAGGTCGCCGCCGGCGTCACCTACTCCACCGCCGCCGACGTGCTCGACGCCATCAACGACGCCATGGCAGCCATGGACGAGGCCGAGGTCGCGGCCGAGACCCGCTACCTGTTCATCACGCCCACGCTCAAGCGCATGATCGACGCGTGCAACGAGTACCAGGCAGCGGTCAGCAAGGACGTCCTCGACTCCTTCGCCCAGGTCATCGAGGTCCCGCAGGCCCGCTTCTACACCGCCATCGACCTCAAGGCCGGCAACGCCACCGACGGCTTCGGCTACGCCAAGTCGACCAGCCAGACGGCCCCCGGCAAGGACATCAACTTCCTCATCGTCGAGAAGAGCGCGGTCATCAAGTTCGACAAGCATGTCAACAGCCGCGTCTTCAACCCCGACGAGCTCGAGGACTTCGACGCCTACATGATGAAGTACCGCAAGTACGGCATCGTGGACGTCTTCGACAACAAGGTCGCCGGCATCTTCCTGTCCCACAAGGCCTAGGGGGAGCCATGGCCACCACCGTCGGAATGACCGCCGAGGCAGCCGCGCCCAAGCAGAAGCCGGCGCCGAAGGCCGAGAAGCCCAAGGCGCCCGCCAAGGCCGCGGCGAAGGCGAAGCAGTAGCATGGCAGCTCCGGAGCTGACATACGCGTTCTACTCCGCGGAGCACCGCGGCAAGCTCGACGAGGATGCCTTCGCCGACGCCCTGCCCGAGGCCGTCGCGCGCACCCTCGCCATCACCGGGGACGACGTCCCCGAGCGATGCGAGGCGGCGTGGCTCCACGCGTGCTCGGCCATGGCCGACCACGTGGGCGGCATCGGCGGGGCGCACCGCGGCATCTCGAGCGAGCACGTGGGCGGCACCACGCTGACCTACACCGACGAGACCGCCCTCGAGAGCGACCTCGCCGTGGTCGGGCCCTGGCTCGCGGGCACGGGCCTGCTCTACACGGGCCTCTGCCGCTGCGGAGGCTGCCGATGATCGCCGATGCGACCATCACCGTCTGGACGCCCGTTCAGGCCGACCTCGACCACCGCTCGTGGATGAGGTCGGTCGTCGGCGGGTGCCGCATCGAGGAGTCGAGGGGCTCTTCCGCGACGAACCCGCAGGCCGCAGTCTCCGACTCCGCCAGCCTCTACGTGTTCCGCGACGTCGCGCTGTCCGAGGGCTGCATGGTCTGCGCAGGCGTCTCTGACGCGGACGAGCCGCCCTCGTCGGCCCTGCGCGTTACCTCCTCCGAGAGATGGACGCTGCACGGCCGCTTCCACCACCTGGAGGCGCATCTCCGATGAGGATGCAGGTCAAGGTCGCCAAGGTCGACGTCTCCGCGCTGCAGGACCGCGCAAGGCAGGCCAAGCGAGCCGCGCTGTTCGTCGCATCGGAGAACGCCCTCTCGGACGCCACGCCGTACGTGCCGATGCTCACGACCGCCCTGCGCACCTCCGGGCGCGCCTTCGTTTCGGCGGAGGACCGCGGCACGGTCGAATGGGGCGGAAACGCCGCCACGTCGCGCTACGCGAGGCGCCAGCACGACCACGAGTTCGCAAGGTACACGACCCCGGGCACCGGCTCCGATTGGACTGGGAGGGCCAAGGCGGAGCGCGCCCAGGCGTGGCGCGACATGTTCGCCCTGGAATACGGGAGGAGGATCCACGGATGATCGCGCTCGACGAGAACGTGCTCGCATGGCTGAGGGGCGTCATGGACGTCCCCGTGGGGCTCTACGAGTACCCTGCGGACGAGGGCACCGCGGCCTTCTCCCCCGCGCCCGTGCACGAGGCCGTGTCGTCCTACAGGGCCGGAGGCGGCACGTTCGGCTACGCATACGAGGTCTTCTACCGCGTGAGGCCCCGCGACGCGTCCGAGCGCATGGAGGCCGCGGCTGTGCTCGCCGCGCTCTGCGCCGAAGTCGACTCGAGGAGCTTCCCCGAAGCCCCCGAGAGGTGCGTGTGGCTCGGGCACCAGGTCACCCAGCGCCCCGCCCTCTACGCGGAATCCGACGACGGGCGCGAGGTCTACCGCGCCGTCTTCCGAATCACCTACATTGAATTGAGCTAGGAGGCTACCATGGCCGACAACGAAACCACCGAGACCACCGAGACCCCGACCGAGACCTCGACGCCCCGCTCCGTCGCGGGCATCTGGGAGGTCCAGCACTACCTCGAGTTCCAGGGCACCGACGGATGGGACACTCCGCTGCGCGTCACCGAGGACCCGCAGTTCGACACGAGCTATGACGACGAGACCTACGAGGCGTCCTACCTCGACCGCAAGGTGCAGCCTACGTTCACCATGGGCCGCAAGATCTCGCTCGAGTTCGAGGTCGACATGATCCTGCCCGGCGCCATCCAGGCAAGGCTCGCCGCCTGCGAGGACGAGATGAACGTGCCCGTGCGCTACACCCGCACGCTCGCCGTGGACATCGCCACGGGCCAGTCCCTCCCCGAGACGGCGCTCGCCGCCAAGCGCGCAGAGGGCACGCTCACCATGCAGCCCCTCTCGGGCGAGGCGTCCGGCGTCATCAAGGCACACGGCACCGTCCGCCTCACCACCGAGTTCGAGTACGGAACGTTCGACTCGACCACCAGCACGTTCAGCAACTAGGATCCCGCGCATCGTCGCGAGCTGCGGAGGGGCCCTGCGGGGCCCTTCCTGCGTTATCGGGGCGGGAGCATCGGGTCGTCAGCGTCGCAAGCGAAAGGAGAGCCGCATGGCAGAGCACGTGCTCAAGGGAAACCCGGTCAGGGAGATCGTCATCGACGGGGAGCCCTACGAGATGGAGGTCGGCAACTACACGATCGTCCTCGAGGCCAAGGAGTGGGCCGAGGGCGTGACCGAGCTCATGCGCAAGGACGCGTTCGACCTGGACGACGCCAAGAGGCTCGCCGACGGCGGCGCTGCGATCGTGGCCGCCGCGCTCGGGGACGACGGCGCCAGACGGCTCATGGGCGGCAGGAACCGCCTGAACCTGATGCGCCTCTTGGGGGTCCTCGACATCATCGTCGAGGAGTTCGCCTCGGACGAGGGCATCAGGGCGCAGGAGGAGGCCATCCTCTCCTTCGCCCGCACCGCCGACGAGGACTAGGCGTGGACTTCCTCGCGGGCGACCTCCCGTGCACGGTGGAGGTCTGCGGGGCCGTGGTGCCCATCAGGTGCGGCTGGCGCCGCGCTGCGCGCTCCTATTCGCTCACGGGCAAGGGCGCGTCGTTCTCCGACGAGGACGCGAAGAAGCTGCTCGCATCGTGGTTCTCGCGTGACGGGCGCATCCCCGCCGCCGTTGCCGCGCACCCCGCGGAGGCGATCGAGGCAGCTTTGGAATGGCGCGAGAAGCCGCTCGCGGAGGCCATGCCCTATGGCTCGGGCAAGCGCTCGGGCTCGCGCGTCCGCTCCTTCGACTTCGAGGCGGACTCGGCCATCGTCTGCGCGGACTTCATGCGGATCTACGGCATCGACCTCGCCGCGTGGCAGGCGCATTGGTGGCGCTTCTGCGCCCTTTTCGCTCCGCTCGCCGCCACCGAGGGGTCGCTCGTCTCGGCGGCCATGGCGGCGCGCCAGCCCACGCCCGCGGGGGTATCCAAGGAGGAGCGCAAGTCGCGGGCGAAGCTGCGCAAGGCCTGGGCGTTACCCCTCACGCAGGATGAGCTCGTAAGGAAGCGCAACGAGCAGATCGCCAGGGAGTGGTAGCGCAATGGCCGACGCGACCGTCGAGCTGGAAATCATAGGCGACACCAGCGACTTCGACAAGAAGGTCGCGTCGCTTAACGGTAACGTCCAGAAGGCCATCGGCGGCGGCATGGCCTCCGCCTCGAAGGCGCTCGACGGCGCATCCACGTCCATCGCGTCCAAGCTGGGCTCGACGCTCTCCAAGCCCTTCTCCGCCATCGGCGAGAAGGTCGGGCAGATCATACCGGGCTTCAAGGACGGGTTCGCAAAGGCGGGAGAGATCGCGGGCAACGCGCTCAAGGCGATTGGCGACACCGCCGGCAAGGCGTTCTCCAAGATCGGCGAGCTCGCCATGGGCGCGGGCAAGGTCATCGCCGCGGGCATAGGCGCGGGGCTCGCCTTAATCGGCAAGCAGGCGTTCGAGGCGTACGGGGAGTTCGAGCAACTCGAGGGCGGCGTCAAGCTCGCCCTGGGCGACGAGGTCTGGAAGACGGTCGAGAGCCGCTCCAAGGACGCCTTCAAGAACATGCAGATGAGCCAGAACGACTACCTCAGCCAGGTCAACCTCATGGCGACGGGACTGCGCGAGTCGCTGGGCGGCAACGAGCAGGCGGCCGCCGACCTCGCAGACCGCGTGATCAGGTCGCAGGCGGACATCGTCTCTGCCATGGGCATCACGCAGGAGTCCGCCCAGAATGCCTTCAACGGCATCATGAGGGGCAACTTCACCATGCTCGACTCGCTCGGCATAGGCGTCAAGGGCACCAAGGAGGGCATGCAGGAGGTCATCGACAAGGTCAACGAGTGGAACGCGACGCAGTCCGACCGCACCGCAACCGACTACACCATCGACAACCTCGCCGACTGCCAGGCCGCCCTCGCGGACTATGTCGAATACCTGGGGCTTTCGGGCTACGCAGCGTCCGAAGGCGCAGACACCATCCAGGGCTCCATCTCGAAGATGAAGGCCGCATGGTCCGACTGGACGGCCGAGCTCGCGAAGCCCGACGCCGACATGTCTCGTGTCTCGGAGAACCTAGCCACGTCCATCCAGGATGCCGCGGGCAACATAATCCCCGCCTTCGCCCGCGCCGTGGGCGCGGCCATGGGCGAACTGCCGGGCATCCTCTCAACGCTCGCGCCGACGATCGCCCTGGGCATCGCCCAGGCGGTGGCGACGGCCATGGGCATGGACGTCCATGAGGAGGAGAGCGCGGGCGAGCTCGCCATGCGCATCGTGAACGTGATCTGCAACCACCTCGTCATAGGCGCGCCGAGCATACTCGCATCGGCTTCGGAGATGCTCGCGGGCATCGGCACCGCGGCCACCGAGCTGGCGCCCACCGTGATCGACACCGTGCTTCTGCTCATCGAGAACCTCATCACCAACTTCGCCGACAACCTCCCCGGCATGCTCGACGGCGCAGGCCAGTTCTTCGGGTCGATCCTCACCGCCATCGGCAACCGCGCGCCGGGCATCCTGTCGGCCATCGTGCAGCTCCTGCTCTCGCTCATCAAGTCGCTCCCCGAGAGGATCCCCGCGATGCTCTCCGCGGCACTCTCCTTCATCGGGACGGTGCTCACGGCAATCGTGCAGCAGGTGCCGACCATCCTCTCCGCGCTCGGCGAGCTCGTGGGCAACCTCATCGGCTCGGTGCGCGACGGCGTCGGCAACATGCTCTCCGCGGGCCTCGAGTTCATCGGCGGCATGCTCTCCGGTGTGAAGGAGAAGGCGGGCGAGATCATGGACTGGTTCAGGGGCCTGCCGGGGCGGATCATCGACGCGCTGGGCAACATCGGGTCGCGATTCCTCCCCGTGGGCTCCAACATCATCGGCGGCATCAAGGACGGCATCCTCAACGCCGCCGGCAGCCTCGCCAGCTCGGTCATAAACGCCGCGTCGAACGCACTGGGCGGCGTCAAGTCGTTCCTTGGCATCGCATCGCCCTCCAAGGTGTTCCGCGACCGCATTGGCCGCTGGATCACGCTCGGCGTGGCCGAGGGCGTGGAGGACGAGCAGGGTGCGCTCGACAGGGCGATGGCCGAGACCTTCTCCGCGGACGGCGTGCTCGACGCCCTGGACGCCAAGGTCTCAGAGTGGTCGTTCTCGGGGCTTCTCGCAGCGCCGGAGGTCGCGATGGCCGCGCCGGTCCCCGCGTACGCCCTCAACGGCCTTTCGAGAACCGCGACGCTCGCGGCATCGGGCCCGGCAGGCCTGGCGTCGGAAGCCGCGTTCGGCACGGACCTCGCATCGAAACTCGACAAGATCCTCTCCGCAATCGAGGCCGGCAAGGTCATCCAGATCGACTCCCGCGTGCTCGGCCGCACTGTCAGGAAGGCGCTATAGATGGATCTGCGTCTGGTCTACACCAACTGCTACGGCGACAGCATCGAGATCGGCGGTGGCCACCTCCATCTCATGGAAACCGACCTGTTCGACCACGAGTGGGGATGGAGGGCCGAAGGAGCGGGCATCGTCTCGAGCCTGCAACCCCGCACGATATCGCTGCCCATCGGCATGTTCGGTGGCAGCCTGGCGGAGCGCACGCATGCCTTCGAGGTGCTTGAAGCCGACGTCGCAGCAGACGAGCTGGGTACGCTCGAGTTCAACGGCTTCACGCTGCGATGTACCCCTGTCGCCGCCTCGCTCGGCGCATGGTGGTTCTCCGAGGGCATCGAGGAGCGCACGGTCACCCTCGCATCGCCGCGCCCCGTCTGGACGAAGGAGCGGCTCTTCGAGTTCCACGTCCGCCCCGGCGTGGACGACTGGCTCGACTTCACATACGACCTGCCCGCAGACGTGAAGGGACCCGGCAAGAGCGCGGCAATCGACACGGGCACCGTCGGCGCTGCGGAGTGGAGATGGGTCGTCTACGGTCCTGCCGTCAACCCCTACGTCATCATCGACGGCAACCGCCATGAGGTGGACGTCACCGTGCCTGCGGGATCCCGCCTCGAGCTCGATACGCGCGACCGCACGATCGTGACCGTGGACCGGCAGGGAGCGCCGACCAACGTCTTCGACAAGCGCGTGCGCGGAGCCGACGGGTCCGGCACCTACGCGTTCCGCCCCATCCCGCGCGGCTCGGTCGGCGTGGCGTCCGACAGTTCGCTCGCCTTCGACATCATCGTGCATGACGAGAGGATGGAGCCGGCATGGGCATGAGATCGGCCGAGATCGTATGGACCGACGCCTCGCTCGTCGAGCAGGGCGTCGCAGACGGCATCGAGCTCGACCTGGTCGTAGGCGACACCAACGACTTCGAGGCCACCGTCCCCATGGGCTGCCCCGTCGAACGGGGTTCCGCCATCGCCATCGTCGGCACGGAGTACGGCGGCATCGTGGATGACATCTCGTCCACCACGACCGAGCGCCGCAGGAAGGTCTCGGGGCGCACGTGGCTCGGGGTGCTCGCGTCACGCATCATCCGCCCCGCCTCGGGGCAGGACTACCGCACGTATTCCGGCGACGCCAACGCCGTGATCCGGTCCGTCATCCAGCTCTGCGACCTCTCCTATCTCTTCACCGTGCCTTCGGGCTCTGTGGGGACGTCCGTCTCGGGCAGATTCGACAGATACACCGACGCGATGTCCGGCCTCGCGAAGGCGCTCAAGCGCGGAGGGATGCGGCTATCGTGCGCATGGACGGGATCGAAGGTCGAGCTGCGCGCCGTTGCCATCGAGACAACCGAGCTCGACGCGCTGTCCATCCCCGTGACCGTCTCGGACGCAAGGCCCGTGAACCACCTCGTCTGCCTGGGAAGCGGCGAGCTCCGCAACAGGACCGTCATCGACCTCTACGCCGATGCGGCAGGCAACGTGTCGCGCACCCAGAGCATCTTCGGAGCCGACCTGGTCGAGGGCGTCTACGAGGTCTCGGGCGCCGACGAGGCAGAGCTGCTCGAGGAGGGCGCAGCCAAGCTCGAGGAGCTGCAGGCGCGCTCCCCCATCGAGGTGAACCTCGACGGAGTCGCGCTCGACCTCCATGTAGGCGACCTGCTCACGGTGAGCAACGATGCGACCGACGTGGCCGCAACCGCGGAGATCACCCGCGCCGTCGTCCGCGCGGAGGGCGGGCGCGTGGCGGCATCGTTCGAGACGGGATCCGTCACAGGCAGGCAGAAGATGGGCGGCGCCACGGGAGGCGAGGGCAACGGCGGCCTCGACATCGTAGGTGACATCACCGCCACGGGCCGCATCACGGGCGCTGGTGTGACGAGCAACGGCATCGCTCAGCTCAACAACGCCAAGGCAGACCTCACATCGGGCAACATCGACGTGGACGACCCGTCTGGGTCGAATCTAGGTTCTGCCCGCATCGACTTCTTTGACAAGGACGGGGATTATTTCGGCACGCTCGCTCCGTTCTTCGAGAACGGCCAGATAAAGCTAGGCTTCCAAGCAAGGCGCACGGTCAACGGCTCTAACTACTACGCTGGCATCAGGCTGGGACTGGATGCATCTGGCAACGCCACGGTCGGACTAATCGGCACGGGAATCTCCGCATCATTCCGAGCAGCGATGGCGGCTGCTTCGCTTGGAGCCAATATCTTCACGGGCGGCGAGCAGGAGCTTCGCTCGACCAACATCACGAACGGGACGGCTCCGAGCGCGTTCACCATCGGCAACGCGAGGTTGATGCTCAGAGACAAGAACGGCTCTGGCCTTGGTTGGATTGATGTGGTCGCGTACCCAACCAAGCAGAGCACGAGAGTCTACAACACGAGAACCGTGAACGGCACGGCGAAGTACAACGGATTCGAGCTTGGCCTTGACGCTTCGGGCAACCCAGTCGATGCATTCCAAGACGCTGCGAGCAAGACGGCGTTCCAGAACGCACTGGGCGCTACCTCGCTGGTAATCAAGCGGAGCAAGATAGTCTCCATCCCAGCGAACACCATGAGCCTGTCAGTGACCGCCGACACGGTGAGCGGATACACCTTCCTCGGATGGTTGCAACCAGCTTCGAGCGACCATGTCACCGCAGGGTACATGCAAGACCCCACGCTGGCTACCACCAACCTATGGATGGTCGGCACGAGGAGCAGCGCGAGCAGCTACCGAGTCACGGCGCTCTACGTCAAGAGCTAAGGAGGGCATATGGAAGCAATACAACCCTGCCTCTTGGGATGGCTCGTCCCGGCTGCTATCGGCGCCGCGTTACCGCGAGCACACCATCTGGGCTGAGCAACCCGCCCTCGAGGAAGGACATCCATGGCAATCACCGCAGGCTTCAGCGAATACGCGGACGACCGCGACCCGTCGATAACCGCGCAGCTGCGCGACAACGACCCGAGGACCAAGACCGAGTGGAGCATGGTGACCAGGACCGATGCCAACGGCGTAACCACGTCCTACCTGCTCAGCAAGGCGAACTACCAGAGCTTCAAGCAGCTCATGGCCAAGCATGACGCCGAGTTCAACGCATGGATGGCGGGTGGTGAGTGATGGAGCTCGTGACCGGCAGGGCCGGACAGGCCCATATCACGTCAGCGCAGCTCGGCGCCGGATACGCCTCAATCACCGGCATCGGCCAATACGTCACGCGGAACGGCTCGATGTTCACTGCGACCGTAGTCGATGCCAACACGGTGCGCATCGCCGACGGAGACGCCTGGATGAACGGGCGCCATGCGACGATCCCGCATGGCACGCATGAGGACATCGCCCTCGATTCGGGGTCGGCAGGCACCAAGCGCAACGACCTCATCGTCATCCGCTATACCAAGGATGCATCCACCGACATCGAGACGGCGAGCCTCGTCGTCATTAAGGGCACTCCGACAAGCGACACGCCCGCGGACCCCGCATACAATTCCGGGACTATCCTTAACGGCGCGCTCATAGTGGACATGCCGCTCTGGCGTATCCCCATATCGGGCATCACGCCGGGAACGCCCGTCGCGCTCTTCCAGGTGCTCGACCCGATGGATAGGATGCAGCAGGACATCGATGGCAAGGCTGCTAGTTCACATAGCCATGCCGCGTCCGCGATTTCCTCGGGCACGCTCGGAGTGGCGAGAGGCGGCACGGGCAAGGCCACCCACACCGCGAACTCGGTACTCACGGGCAACGGGACGAACGCTGTGAACAACGTCTCGAGCGCGAGCGGAGCGCTCTACGCTACCGCCGCGAACGGCGCGCCGAAGTTCGGCACGCTGCCCGTCGCGCAGGGCGGCACGGGGTCGACGACCGCATCCGGCGCCCTCTCGGCTCTCGGCGCTGCAGCCGCATCGCACAACCACGGCGCAGGCAACATCACGAGCGGCACGCTCTCGGTGGCGCGCGGAGGCACCGGCGCCGCGACCGCATCGGCCAACCGTGTGTTCGCCGGACCCGCCAGCGGCAGCGCGGCAGCGCCTTCGTTCAGGGCCCTCGCCGCAGCGGACATCCCGGACATCTCCGCAGCCAAGCTGACGTCGGGCAGCCTCCCCGTCGCCAGGCTCGCGCTGTCAACGCCCACGTTCACAGCCGGCAGCTTCACCCTCGTCTCGTGGAACAGCTGCCAGCGCGGAGGAACGGTGATCCTCAGCTTCGACGGGAAGACCACCGTGCAGGTTCCCGCTTGGTCGAACTCCAAGGTATCCATCGGCACTGTGTCGGTGAAGCCGCCCTCATGGACGCAGATCACGTGCATCGCGCAGAACTACGACACTCTGGTCCCCGTCCTCTGCGGAATCGACACCGGCGGAAAGATCTGGCTGAGAACCGCAGCCGATGCCGTTCCCGCCAACACCTGGCTCTGGGTGCACGGCTCCTACGTGGTCGCATAAGGAGGTCAGCGTGGACGCGATACAACCGTACCTTCTCGGATGGCTCGTGCCGACCGCCTTGGCGGCCATCGCAGGCTACCTTGCAGGCAAGGTCAAGCACATGACGGCGCGCGACCGGGCTATCGAGGAGGGCGTGCGCTGCATGCTGCGCGCCGAGATCAGCCGCAAGTACGAGCGGTACGTGGTGGACGGCAGGCCGCTCACCGTGGAGGTCAGGCGCGAGCTCGACGAGGAGTGGAAGGCATACCACGGCGGCCTCAATGGCAACGGGACCGGCGAGTCGATGTACCGAGAGCTCTGCCAGATCAAGCTTTCCCATGAGAGGTAAGGAGACAACATGCTCTTGAAAAACGAAACGTACGACCGCCTCAAGTTCATCGCGATCTACGTCATCCCATCGGTCGCCACGTTCGTGGGCGTTTGCGGCTGCGCGTTGCAGTGGGAACCCACCGCGATCGCGACCACGATCATCAGCGGTGCGGGTGCATGCCTGGCAGGCTGCATCGGCATGAGCGTGCGCGAGTACGAGCGCGCGCTCAAGGAGGAGCATGAGGGGGTCGACGGATAATGCCCGACAAGGAGGAACTCGAGGAGATGCTGGAGCAAATCGAGCTCACACCCGAGATGGCCGCCGAGCTCACCAAAGGGAGGGACGATAGCCATGACGATGAGCAGACTTGCGAGTAAATTCATCCCGACCTCGCACCACTACGGCAGGCGCACCACCAAGGTCTGCAAGATTACCCCGCACCACATGGCTGGCAACCTCACCATCGAGGGGTGCGGCGCTGTGTTCCAGAACAGGCAGGCGTCCAGCAACTACGGCATCGGCAGCGACGGCCGCATAGCGTGCTACGTCGACGAGGACTACGGCGCGTGGACGTCCAGCAGCTACTGGAACGACAACCAATCGGTAACCATCGAGGTGGCCAACACCTCACAGGGCGTAGCAGACGGCACGTGGGCGATCTCCGATGCGGCTTGGAAGTCCCTCGTGGACCTCTGCGTCGACATCTGCCGCCGGTATGGGTTCCGCCTCGAGTACACCGGCGGAACAGGCGGGAGCCTTACCGAGCATTTGATGTTTTCAGCCACGGCATGCCCGGGTCCGTATCTGCACGCGCGCATGTCGCGTCTAGCAAAGGAAGTCAACGAGCGTTTGGAGGAAGAAGTGACCAACGAAGATGTCCAGAAGATCGCTAAGGCAGTGATCGCGGCTCAGGTCGATTACAAGAACGGCGCCGACGACTCGCCCCACAAGGCGAGCCTGGGCAGCCGCATCGGGTATATCGATTACATCACCCATTCGATCATCAAGAAGCTCGACGAGATCATCGCGCTGCTCTCCCCCAAGAAGGCGCAGTAATTGAGCGACAGGGAGATTGCAGTCCTTGCTTTCTGCGCGTTCTGGGCTGCGCTTCTCGTCCTCGTCGCAATCATCAAGAGCTTCGGTTGACGCCGGCTGGGGATCTTTCTCCTTTCTGCCCGAACGTCTCGCACGTGGCCGGCGCAACAAAGAGCGCCCTCCCGGAAAAGGAGGGCGCTTCCATCAGCCGAAGCACGATGACAGTCCAAAGCCGTCTTTCACGGCAACGACGCGCCATCTCCCTAGCTCGTAGGGTGTTCGGATACGTTCGAAATGGCTGGGGTTGGAAGACCCTATCCGAGGTCTCCCCCCGCCTGCTGGGACGGTGAAGTAGACCGTCACCCCGCGGCCGCCCCCACCTCCGCCCGGGCCGCCGCCGCCCGGATCGTCGTCCGGATCGTTGCCGCCGTCGATGACGACCATCGAGACGAACCCATCCACCACGGGCAGCGGGGCATCGCCCTCGAGCAGCTTGATCAGGAAGAACTCCACCATCTCGCGCGTCAGCCTCGGGCAGCGCCTCTCGAGCTCCCGCAGCTCGGCCTGCAGCGCGGCGCGCTCCTCCTCGAAGTCGCTGATTTTGCCCGCAGTACGGGCTGGGTCAACGCCCTCCGCGACGAGGTCGACGAGCCGCCCGATGCCCTTCTCGACGGACTCTATCCTCTTCCTGATGCGCTCCATGTCCTGCACGTCGCGCTCGTCCATTTTGTCCTGGCATGCGAGAATGGAGTCAGCCAGCTCCTCCGAGAGCTCCGAGCCCGATGAGAGCAGATCGGACACCGCCTCCGCGACGACGCCCTCGATGAGGTCCTTGCGGACGGCGTCGCCCGTCTCAGCGCATTGGTAGTAGCAGTACTTCCTCCCGGACCTGCTTCTGCCCGACTCGCCGCGGTACGGCCTGCCCTTCCGGTCGAACAGCTTGCCCGTGAGGATGTAGGGATCCGGGCAGCGGCCCCTGCCGGGGCTGCGCATGTGGATGGCGCCGAGGCGCGCCTGCACCGCATCCCAGAGGGCGTCGTCGATGATGCGCGGCATGCCGCCCTCGACCTCCACCTCGCGGAACCGGTAGATCCCGATGTACTTGTCGTTGTGAAGGATTCGCGAGATGAACGCCGGGGTGTACCGCTTCCCGAAGATCGTCCTCTCGCCCGCGGCGTCGAGCTCCTCCGCGATCCGCCCCAGGCTCATGCCCTGGGCGTACATCCCGAAGATGCCGCGGACGAGCGCGGCCTTCTCCTCGTCCACCTCGTAGCGCCCGTCGGGCATGTTGCGGTAGCCGAGGACCTTCACGCCGTTGTGCATGCACTTGAGGGCGTTTCCCTCCAGGCCGCGCCGCACGTTCTGGGAGAGGTTGGCGGAATAGTACTCGGCCATGCCCTCCATGAGCGATTCCAGGATAATGCCCTCGGGGCCGTCGGGGATGTGCTCGGCGACGGGCACGAGGGCCACGCCGTGCCTCTGGAGCTCGCGGCGGTAGATGGCGGAGTCGAACCTGTTGCGCGCGAAGCGGTCGAGCTTGTAGACGTAGACCTTCGAGAAACCGCCCCTGGAGGCGTCGGACACCATGCGCAGGAACTCCGCGCGCTGCTGCGAGGTCGTGCCCGTGAGCGCCCTGTCGGCGTAGACGCCCACGAGCCTGTCGCCCTGCGCTTCGATCTCAGCGGTGCATACGCGGATCTGATCCTCGATGGACTCGTCGCGCTGCCGCTCGCTCGAATAGCGTGCATAGATGACCGCGTCGGCCATATAATCTAACCGTCCTTCCTGACCCGATAGGTGGCTGGACCATGCCCTGGGGGTGTTGCAGCACCCGCCGGGGCGCTTTTCGTTCACCGTCTTCCATTAATTTCGACTATTTTCATCAACCCTTCTGTGCGATAATTGAAGTGCCCATCGGGCGGGTTCTTCGTGGTTGACTTGGGAAGGAACAAAGCTGGGTCCCCGAATGGGGGTAGGACTGAGAGCCGAGAATTCCCTTGCTCCTGGGGTCAATCACGAAGAGCCCTTTCTCGTTTTTAACTCCTGCTTCAGCCTGTCGATTGTTCCCGACGGATCTCCCTTGATAATTGTCAGGATGTCTTCCACAAGCTGCTGGGAGTACATGTATCGCGGCGTCTCTTCAGGGGCCGACGTGTTGTACGAATACCTCTCGTCCCCCTTCATCGAGTAGAACGAGAGGAAGAGCTGGAGATCGTTCTTGGTGAACCTCTTCTCCTGCCCTCCCGCCATCAGCGCGATGCCCGCCCTGGATAGCTTGTCGTTGACGATCTCGACAACAGCCTTCGTCCTATACGGGTATTTGTCGTACGGGTTGACGATCTTGCTCACGATCGCGATCGAGCCGTCCGCCTCGTCTTTCCCGACGACGTTGAACGAAAGGTCGGCCTCCTTCTTCGTCGTCCGGAGCTGGACCGTGTAGACTTGGGCGATGCGCCTGTTCCCCTCATCGCCCACCGCCGAGAGGATGTCACTGTTCGCCGACACGAGCCTCTTGATGACCTCGGCGGGATACTTCGCCCTGCACTCGGAAATGTCGAGCTCGTTCCTCCTGACCGAGAGCACGAGATAGTTCTCCGGGATCACATCGCATATGTCGATTCCCATCAGCTCGCGGGCCTTGTCGTCATAGTTCGAGACGTTCGCCTGGAGGACGGGGAGGTATATCCCCTCGTACTCCTCGACGATGAAGTGCGTTCCCGTGTTCCGGAGGCCGATGAGCAGGTCCATGTTCTTGCGCAGGGGGTCGTTCTCGTTGGTGAAGACGCGCTTGATGCACTCCTCAAGGCTCAGGGTCCGGTCGCCTTTATCCGAATAGTAGATCGAGCTCATCCCGTACTTCGACACGAGATAGGCCTTCAAGAGCAGCTCCCAGGCATTGCAGAGGAAGAAGGCGCATCCCTCGACCCTGTAGCGGATCGAGGGCCGGTTATAAAGCTCGATGGCGAGAATGAAGGCTTCCTGGGATTTTGCCGCAAGCTGCTCCACGGTGCTCTGCTCGATCTCGGTGAGCTCGATCGTGCTGCAACGCTTGGTGTTAGAGGACATCGGCAACCCCCTACGCTATCGCCTGGGCCGGAACGGAATCACCTCGGCCAGGCGGGGCGCCGTCGCTTTTCTCCTGGGCGGCGAAGCTCTTCGCCACGCGGAGGATGGCGGTGCGGTCGCCCTCCTCGCACTCGTCCCAGCACTTGTTCAGCTCCGCCTGGCGCGGGTCGGAGTACTCGGGCGCGGGGAAGTCGCGACCTGCCAGCTCGTCCAGCGTGCAGCCGAACACGTCGGCGATCATGGCCGCGTCTTCTAAACGGATAGGGGTCTCTCCCCTCTCCCACGCGCTGACCTTACGGAGAGTTGCGCCAACCTTAGCTGCAAGCTCCGTCTGGGTCAGGTGATTCGATTCTCTGAGTGCAGCGAGCTGCAGGTTCATGTTTCCACCTCCTGTAAACGTAGATTGATTTTACACGTTATTCGTAAGAAATCTAACGGGAATTGTAAATTGATGCTTGACTGTTGACGATTTACGTTAATAATGGTTCTTGGCTAACGAAATTCGTTAACTCAATCTCCTCTGAGGAGATTGTACTGGGTTTGTTGACGGAGTCTTACAAACCCAGCGCGCTCGGAGACGACGGATGGAAGGAGGAACGGATGGAGCACCCGCAGGAGTACGAGGCCGAGGCGGTGGGCCGCCGGATCAGGAGCGGGCTCGCCGATCTCGGCATGACCTCCGAGGAGCTGGCCGACAGGATCGGCGTCAGCCGCTTCACGGTGTCGTCGTGGCTGTCGGGAAAGACCCGCATGAAGCTCGCGGACGCGGTCAAGGTCTGCGACGTCTTCGGCTGGCCCCTCGACCGCCTCGTGCGGCGCGAGGGCGCGACCCGAGCGGAGGCGTAGGCCATGGAACGCAAGGCCCGCACCCCCATGGAGCAGCTCTTGCGCATGGCGCGGGAGTTCTTCGAGGACCCGGCGAACATCGCCGCCTTCGAGGAGTGGAAGGCCAAAGGAAAGCCGCCCATCGGACGCCAAGCAAAGCGGATGGACGGCTCGGAGAGCACCCGAGAAGGGGTGCTGGAAAGGAGTCTAGCACGATGAATGGCAATTCGGTAAGGGAGAACGCCCTCGTATGGGCTCGCGCGATCGGCGCTGCGGCGCTGTTCTACGCGCTGTTCCTGTTCGCGTTCGCGCTCTAGAGAGGAGAGAAGAGATGGATGAGAGGAACGATTACATGCTCGAGCTGACGGCATCGGTCGAGGATCCGCGCGCACGCTTCGTCTGCTACGCGCTGGAGCTGGCCGACCGCGCCGAGGCCGAGATGGCCCACGACCTCAACGGGCTGCAGCTGTTCTCGGATACGCTCCGCAGCATCAGCGGCATGGTCGAGCGCCACGTCTACGAGATCCGCGACGCGGAGCGCCGGAAGGAGATTGACGAGATGCGGGTGATGCCCGCATGAGCGCCGTCCAGGGCAAGCGCGTCTTCCTGAGCGGCCCCATCACCGGGCTTCCCGACGGCAACCGCGCGGCGTTCGAGGAGGCGGAGCTCGCCATCCGCAAGGCTGGCGCCGTCCATGTCTACAACCCGCGCAGGGCGCTCGCGCACGGCGGAGCGGCGGGGCAGCCCCACAGCTGGTTCATGCTCCGCACGCTCGGCGAGCTGACCTCGCCCAAATCCACGCGCAATGGAACCGGCGCGTTCTACGACATGGCCGTGATGCTCGACGGCTGGCGCGCCAGCGAGGGCGCCTCGCTCGAGCGGCAGGTGGCGGTGGCGTGCGGCATTCCCGTGCGGGAGCTGCGCGACCTCATCACCCCCCTGTTCGGCGGGAGGTGAGCGCTGATGGGAAGGCCTAGGAAGACCGCGGCGAACGACCCCATGGTCGCGCGCGCCGTGCAGCTCTCCGCCGAGGGGCTCTCCTCCGCCGTGATCGCCGTGCGCCTGGGGACGTCGCGCAAGAACGTCGACGCCTGGCTGAGGCGGGCCCGCGAAGAGGGCGAGGGCGCCGGGGATACCCCCCCCCGAGGGATTCGACGAGGACAGGTACCGCAGGGTGTGCAGGCTCCTCGAGGAGGCGCTGCAGACCATGACCGAATGGGGGTGCTGAGATGATCGCGACGGTGGCGACCGTGATGTACGCGCTGGCGCACCTCGTCGTGCTCATGGCGATATGGGGCGAGCTGAATCGCCTGGTCGAGCATCTCCGGAAAGGAGGACGGAAATGAGCACACGCGTGATCTGCGACAGATGCGGGGAGACGCTGTGCTTGACCGGGAACGGCTATTACCGCAGCGAGACGGTGCACGTCACGAGCCTCGTGCAGAACGCGAAGATCATAAGCTGCGACCTCTGCCCGCGATGCCTGGACGAGCTCAGAGCCTGGATGGATGAGAGGAAAGGGGGCGGCGCGCGATGACGGTCGTTGAGGCGCTCGGGCGCACATACGAGATCCCGCGCGACAACCCGCACGCCCACACGGTCGACGGCGACATGAGGCTCATGCTCCGCTGGCACCTGGAGGGCACGCTCAACGTGGTCGCCGAGCAGGACGGCCACAGGCTCGTCGCCAAGTACGGCAAGCACTTCGACTACACGCGGCGCTACGGCCTGGTCTTCCTGGGCACGTTCAGGAACGACCGCGAGGCCGAGGCCGTATGGCGCGGATGGCTCCGGGCGGGGGCGATCGCATGAGCATGACCCGCATCAGGCTGCCGTTCGCGCGCTCCTCCTCCGACGAGGGCGCCGAGACGGCGAAAGAAATGCTGCAGGTCGCGTACCTCCAGCAGGACGCGCCCACGGCGCCGCACGGCACCCGCGTGGGCGTCCACATCACCTGCATCGGCGGGGAGGGCAAGGGCGTGCTGGGCATCCAGGAGCTCGTGCTCGACGCCCTGGAGGGCATCGCCTGGCACTCGACTGCAAAGCAGGTGGATTCGGTGGTGGTGGGGCTCACCGCGTGCGAGCGCGGGGAGACGCCCTGCACCGACATCCTGATCTACAGAGAGGACTGAGATGGATAACGGATTGGAGCGCCTCGCCATCATGCAGGCGCTTTACAAGGAGCTGGGCAAGCAGCTGAGCACGCGCAACCCCGACAGCCTGCGCGCGGCCGAGGACGCGGCGCTCATCTCCCGCTACGAAGAGGACGGCACCGATCGCCGCAGGGTCAACGTCAACGGCACGCCGGTCGGATACCTCACGCTCAAATTCGCCAAGGAGCGCCCGCGCGCGATCGTCGAGGACCCCGGCGCCTTCGCCGAGTTCCTGGCGACCGACGGGGCATCCATGCTCGCGGAGTACGTGCGCGAGAAGGGGCAGGCCATGGCCGACTGGTTCATCGAGAGGATGGACGGCGAGCTCCCCGGCGGATGCTCCGCCTACGTCGAGCCGCCGCACCCCGACGGCACGGTGCTCAAGGGATGCGAGCTGGAGGACGTCGTGGCGGCGCTCGGGCTCAACCTGCCGCAGGCCGTATCCTACGCGCTCACGGAAGGAGGGGAATGATGGGCGTGCCCGTCCTTCTGCTCGGCCCCAGCGGCACGGGCAAGACCTACTCGCTGCGCAACCTCCCCAAAGACGGCTACGGCCTCGTCGAGTGCGAGAAGACCGTGCTGCCGTTCCGCGGGGGAAAGAAGTTCGCCCGCACCAAGGACTTCGGCGAGCTGCAGACGATCGTCGCGGCCTACGCCGAGCGCTACCCCATCGTCGTGGTGGATGACTTCGGCTACTGCATAACCGACATCTACATGCGCGGGAGCTGGGGCGACGAGAAGTACCGGGACCAGTTCGAGGTCTACAAGGAAATCGCGGGGCGCGTCTACCGCTTCATGGAGTTCTGCAACGACCTCCCCGAGAAGACCGTGGTCTACATCGTCATGCACACCGATACGGACGCGCAGGGCAACACTGTGCCCGCCACCGTGGGCAAGCTGCTCAACGAGAAGGTCAACCTGGTGGGCATGGTCAACTTCGTCATCCTCAGCGAATGCTCGGGCGGCGAGTACCGCTTCATCGTGAGCGGCAAGCCCCCGGCGAAGAGCTGCGGGGCGTTCGACGAGCCCGAGCAGCCCAACGACCTCTCGGCCATCGACGCCGGCATACGCGCGTTCATGGGGTGGGAGGATGACTAGCGCCACGGCGGCGTCCATGCTCGCGGCCTGCGAGGGGCGCTACATGGAGCTGCTGGACGAAGGCGCCGCGCCCGAGGTCGCCAGAGACCGCATCTGGGACTGCTACGAGGGCGCGATCGAGGAACCAGGCAGGCAGTGCGCAGACCCGCGCGACCGCCTGTTCAGAAGCAAGCTCGACACGATTCGAGGGAAAGGAACGAGATGAGATCGATCAACTGGAACAACGTGGAAGCAAAGGCCGACGGCGACTTCAAGCAGCTCGCCCCGGGCCCGTACGTGGCGCGCATCGTCCGCGCGGACGACAAGCCTGACAAGGAGTACGTCGAGATCGTCTTCGACATCGCCGAGGGCGCGAACGCCGGCTTCTACTCCGACGACTGGGGCAAGAGCCACCCGTACGCCCACCACTTCTTCATGAGCTACAAGGAGACCGCCCTGGGCATGCTCAAGGGCCGCATGGAGGCCATCGCCGCCTCCAACCCCGGCTTCGACCCGTTCGCAGCGTGGGACGCCGGGCGCGTGGAGATGTTCGAGGGAAGGCTCGTGGGCATCAACCTCCAGGAGGAGGAGTACGAGGGCAGCGACGGCGAGATCCGCACGCGCCTGAACGTCTGCCAGGTGGTGGACGCCGCCAAGGTGCGCAGCGGCGAGATCAAGCCGCGCGAGATCAAGAAGCTCGGCGGCAAGCAGCCCTCCAAGGGCGCGCCCAAGCCCTCAAAGGTCTACACGGGCGAGATTCCATTCGATTAGGACACGAGGACGGCTGCGGCGCCAAACGGGGCGCTGCGGCCGTCACAGGAGCCCACACATGGCACAGATACTTGAAGACACCCGCCAGCAGGCGGGCAAACATGAGAACAAGGCCCGGTGGTTCGCCGACCACGGCGTTGAGGTCGAGCGCCGCAAGCTCGACTTCGGGGACTACATGGACGCCTCTGGCTCATCCAACATCGCGGTCGACACCAAGCGCTCGATAGACGAGGTCGCCATGGACTGCGGGCGCGACCACGAGCGGTTCGTACGCGAGATGGAGCGCGCCAGGGCCGCGGGCTTCCGTCTCGTCGTGCTCGTCGAGGTCGGGAACCCGTACCGGGCGGTGGCCGACATCGACGGCTGGGTGAGCGGCGCATGCAAGCGCTGCGACCTCTATCGCATCCGCGGATGCGACCCGCGCGAGAGCGGCGGGTGCGCGCAGTACCGGTCCAAGCCCATGCAGGGGACCAGGCTCGTCAAGATCATGCGCACGCTCGAGGAGAGGCACGGGTGCCGTTTCGAGACCTGCCCGCCCTCCAGGGCCGCGCAGCGCATCTGCGCGCTGCTGGGGGTGGCGTATGAGCGCTGAGACCCCATCCACCCTGCTCGAGGCCGCTGTCTGGTACTGCGAGCACGGCTTCGGCATCTTCCCCTTGCACGCGCGCTCGAAGAAGCCGGCGACCAAGAACGGGCTGAACGACTGGTTCGACGATCCGGAGAGCGCCCGCGCGTACTGGTCCCGCTTCCCCGACAGCAACATCGGCATCGTGTGCGGCACGCCCAGCCACGGCCTGCTCGTGCTCGACTTCGACGTGGACGAGGAGTCCGGCGAGGACGGCACGTACACGCTGGGCGAGTGGGAACACAGCCACGGGGAGCTCCTCCCCACCGCCGTGGCAATCACCGGACGCGGCGGCATGCACTATCTCTACCGCACCGACCGCACCAACATCCGCCCGAGCGTCAACAAGGAGCTCGGCGTGGACGTGCGCGCGGAAGGCAGCTACATCGTGGCGCCGCCCTCCATCCACCCCACCGGCTCGGCATACGCCTGGGCGGAGGGGTCGGCCCCGTGGGAGTCCGAGGTCGCGCAGGCCGACGGCAACGTGTACGACCTCCTCGACCACGTGCAGCGCAACGGCGGCCAGAGCGAGGACAGGCCGCTGCCCGCAGCGTTCAACCTTCCCGAGAAGATCAAGAAGGGCGAGCGCGACGACACGCTCTACAAGTACGGCTGCAGCCTGCGCACGAGGGGCTACCGCGACGACGCGATCCTGGCGATGCTCATGATGGCCAACTCAGAGCGCTGCGACGTGCCCCTCCCCGACCGCGACGTGAAGCGCATCGCCAAGAGCGTGTGCAAGAAGGGCCCGGGCCTCGATGGCCAGGGGACGTTCCTGGGCGAGGAAGCCGGCATGGGAGCCCCGGGCGGCTACCGCGTCGGGGAGGGCGAGACCGACCCCCTGCCGCCGTTCCGTACCCCGCGCGGCCGCATCGAGCCGAACAGGCTCGCGCG